ATCGTCAACTGGTCAGATTGTGTTTACACAAAGTATAGGTGGCGTAATTTCTGTTGTGAATACAACAGGAACACCTATAACTACAGCTGGTTTCACCACTGCTGTAACAGGAGTGCGCGATGGTACAACAACAGGAACACTGTTGTTGTCAAACTGGGTGCCGTTAGAATATACAGCCAGTGCCACTGCACCTGATCAAGATCCTGACAACGGTCGTTACTGGTATTACTCTGCTACAAACCAAGTTGACATCATGATCAACACAGGTTCAGCCTGGGTAGGTTACCAGAATGTATCAAACGATGCACGTGGCTTTAATTTAACACTGACCAATCCAACAGGTCCTATTATCAGTGCAACAGAACCCTTGTTGCAGACAGACGGGACACCGTTGGTATACGGTGACTTGTGGATTAACACCAGCAATCTTGAGATTTATCCGGTTATCAACCGTTGGCAAATTGTGGAAGGTGTGGATCAGTGGGTTGTGGTAGACAACACTGATCAAACAACTTCCAATGGTATCTTGTTTGAAGATGCACGCTGGGCACCCAATGGTACTACAGATCCAATTGTTGCTGCAATACCATCAATTACTAGTTTGCTGACCAGTAATTATCTTGACATTGATGCTCCTTCTGCAACAATTTATGCAGCAGGCACACTGTTGTTTAACACACGTCGCAGCGGATTTAATGTCAAAGAATTCCGCACAAATTACTTCAACGCTTTGAGCTTTGATGTTGATCCGTACAATAACACAGTTGAGTATGTTGTGGGCAACAAGGTACTTTACAACGGTTCTATATACGTAGCGATATTGGGTGGACAAGGCAATCTTCCATCCAATGTCACTTACTGGTCGCCGTTGGAAACCAATGCATGGGTAACTGCCAGCGGTAACCGTGCAGACGGTTCGCCTAACATGGGTCGTTTGGCAGTTCGTGCAATTATAGTAGCTGCACTTAAATCTGCTATTGACAGCCAGGAAACCTTGCGCGAAGAGCAAAATGTGTTCAACTTGATTGCTTGCCCGCAGTATCCAGAACTGATCCCCAACATGATCGCACTCAACAACGAGCGCAGTAACACTGCATTTATTGTAGGTGACACTCCATTGCGCCTTGGACCTGATGGAAATTCCTTAGTGGCATGGGCCAACAACAACGGCGGTCTTGGTGTATTTGCTGGCGACAGCATACCTCTAGGTGACCCATATGTTGGTGTGTTCTATCCCAGCTGTCAGACAACTGACTTGTCTGGAAGCGTAGTAGTTCAGCCTCCAAGTCACATGATGTTGCGTACAATTGTTCGCAGCGACGAAATTGCGTATCCGTGGTTAGCTCCAGCAGGTACACGTCGTGGTCTAATTGACAATGCTGCGCAGATTGGTTATGTCAACGCACAAACAGGTGAATTTGTATCTATCGCCACAGGCCAGGGTGTACGTGATGTGTTGTACGAAAATCGTATCAATCCAATCACATTCATTCCTGGCACAGGTATTACCAACTACGGTAACAAGACTGTGGCTGCCAGCCCAAGTGCGCTGGATCGCATCAACGTGGCACGTTTGGTAGCATTTATTCGCGCACGTTTGAACCAAATTGGCAAGAGCTTTGTGTTCGAGCCAAACGATCAGATCACACGCAACGAACTCACCAATGCTATTACCGGCTTGATGACAGACTTGGTGGCCAAACGCGGTATCTATGACTACCTGGTTGTTTGCGACTTGAGCAACAACACACCTGCACGTATTGATCGCAATGAGCTGTATGTTGATATTGCGATTGAGCCTGTTAAGGCGGTTGAATTTATCTACATTCCGGTTCGTCTCAAGAACACTGGCGAAATTGCTGCAGGGAATGTATCAAGTTCTGCTTCTGTTTAATGTAGTAGCAACACAAAAATGGGGCTTTATGCCCCATTTTTTTTGATCATCAAGATCATAAATAATTGCATATAGGAGATATACTCATGTCCGTTTCATCACTCTCAAGAATGACGGTGCCGTTGGCAAGCGATCAATCCAGCCCAACCCAAGGCCTGCTCATGCCCAAGCTCAAGTATCGCTTTCGAGTGACACTTGAAAACTTTGGCGTAAGTACACCCAGAACAGAATTAACCAAACAAGTTATGGACTTCACAAGACCGTCGGTTTCGTTTGAAGACATCACAATCGATCTGTACAATTCCAAATTGAAATTGGCAGGCAAGAGCTCGTGGGAAGACACTACTCTCAACCTGCGTGATGATGCCAGCGGACAAGTTCAGCGCCTAGTTGGCGAACAATTGCAAAAGCAAATGGACTTTTATGAACAGGCCTCAGCACGCTCTGGCGGTGACTACAAGTTCCTGACACGTTGCGAAATTCTCGACGGCGGCAATGGAAACTTGGTTCCCACTGTGTTAGAAACTTGGGAATTGTATGGGTGCTTCTTGCAAGCAGCTAACTACGGCGACTTAAACTATGCCACCAGCGAGCCAGTTACTATTGCACTGACCATTAGATTTGACAATGCATTACAGACTCCGCTTGGTACTGGGGTGGGTATATTTATTACTCGTGGTACTAACGGCACGGTAACATCGACTGGTGCTGGAATACCCGGCGACGAATAAGGCTAACCTGTGTCATCATTCGGCCAGCAGTATATCACCAATACTTACGGTACAGAAACTCTTAGGGACTATGCACATGCTCCTAAGTTTTTCCGTGCCAATAGTCTTGAGTATGTACCGCGGGTCAAGTTTCTATTTCATGTTTACTTTAATCTCAACACAGATCCACAAACTGGTATTCCAGCCTTACGTAATGTATTCAGTGAGGATCAAGCTACAATTGGCCTATTGGTCAAAACTATTCAGTTACCGCAATTTACCATCGCGACAGAAGTACTGAATCAATACAATCGCAAACGAGTAATACAGAAAAAGATAGAATACAATCCTGTGCAAGTAGAAATGCACGACGACGGCGGCGATCTGATACGTACACTTTGGTATAATTATTTTTCATACTATTACAAAGACCCAAACCAACCTTACAATAATGTTTCATCTACTAACGGAGCTGCTGGAGTTGACTCATCGCAGGCCGCGGGTTTCAGTTACAACAATCGTGATATCTATGTCAATGACCGAACAGTAAACGACTGGGGTTACATTGGCGAAAGTTTCAACGACGGAACCAATGCCGAAAACGGCAAACCAGCCTTTTTCAGAGACATCACAATTTACGGTTTCGACCAGCACAAGTGGGTGTCGTATGTGCTGGTCAATCCGTTGATCAGCACCTGGAATCACGACACGTACAATTACAGCGAAGATGGCGGCATCATGCAAAATAGCATGACTATACAGTACGAAACAGTAAAATACTACTCGGGTACGATCGGAGCAGAACGTCCAGATACTAATGTGGTTGGATTTGCAGATCCCAATGCATATGATCAGATTCTCAGCCCTTTGTCAACGCGAGATCAGACATCATTCGTCAACGGACAAGGAGGTAATATACCATGAGTAGGGGTAGTATTTCAGATCTTCAAGCAACTGCAACTGCATCGGTACTGGGTAACGTCAAGCGAGCCGACATCAACTACAACTTGAGAATGGCCCCACCTGTGCCCACCAATACTAATCCACGGGCTACTGCAGGTCGCGTTAATAATTTACGAAATGGTCTTCCAGGCGAGAATAGAGCACAGCCCAATCAAACAGGAATTAGCGCACCGTTGATACCAACGCCACCGTTACGCAGACAATTTAATTCCACAACTGGCGTAATGGGCGGCGGTGCAGGATCTGACCTACCGATCGCACCATAAGGACATTTTTATATGAGTACTGTAAATGCTATAAATCCCAATGTCGATTTATCTGCTAGAGTATTTGACACATTTGATGCGCCGCAGATACAACTAGATGCCAACGAGTACGACATAGTCAGTAGTTTTTTTGAATCAATATTCACTGACCAAACTGCAGCTAGAAATCTAACACTGACATTTTTTACCATTGCAGAACAAACCAAGACACCTGTATTGACCTTGCTGGATCAAGTTGTAGACCAGGACGCCATACAGCTCACAGCCACCATGGCCTATTATCTCAATGGTCTTCGTAGCCCTAGTACATTGCTGGGCGTCAACAGCTCAGTGACGCCAAACTTCTATACCGCGCGAAACATAGCAGCATGAGTAAATTTGCTCAAGGTACCTACCAGCCAGTCAACAAACAAAAATACGCAGGAACACGGGATCCAAGATATAGATCCAGTTGGGAATTGGCGTTTATGAACTTTTGCGACCACAACGATCATATACTGCAATGGGCAAGCGAATCAATTTCTATTCCTTATCGACATCCGCTCACAGGAAAAATGACCATGTATGTGCCTGATTTTCTAATCACCTACATGAACAAGTCAGGACAGCAGATTGCAGAATTGATAGAAATTAAACCACGCAAACAAAGTGTGATCGAAGGCAAGATGACCGAAAAAGATCGTATGATTGTGGCAGTGAACTATGCCAAATGGGATTCTGCACAGAAGTGGGCTCGCCGTAACGGGCTAACATTCAGAGTAATCAACGAAGACAACATCTTTCACAACGGCAGAAGATAGTCGGTAAATACGGTATGACCCGTAAACTCGAATCCTTGTTTGATCTCCCTTCCTCTGTGTCGGATGAGCTCACTGACCCAACTACCCAAGAACAAACCAGTCTAGAAAATTTACCTGACACCTTGGCTGCACTCGACAAAATCGAAGCAGCTCTTCCGGCAGTAAAGGGACTGGA